GTCTAGCGTTCGGCAAGGGCTAAGTATTCAGAAGAGCCTAGGAATAGGCTCCAAGGAGTACCTAGCCTGGGAGTTTGGCTTTAAGCCGCTGCTCTCAGATTACTTGAAGGCCGTTAGGACGTTCGCAGATTATCGCGAGCGCCTTGATACCTTCGTGCGAGGCTCCGGTGAGTTGTTACACCGGACTTATACCTTCCCAATCGAGCGCACCACGACTTCTTATCCGGCTTTCAGCTGTCCCTTAGGGACGCTATCGCCGAGTTCGTCGTCATGGGGCGCTTTTGCGGGGTCGAGGACAGGTACCGGCACACGCACCCTCACCCAGACAAGACGGGTGTGGTTCAGCGGTGCATTCACCTACTATTATCCCGAGGGCGATTCTCTTATTGCCCTGGGTAAGCAGGCCGACGCGCTGGTAAACCAGCTAGTCGGTTCGCGCATAGGCGCGGATGTAATTTGGAACCTGGCACCATGGAGCTGGCTGTCCGACTGGAAGCTCAACATCGGCCAAAATTTGGCTAATGCGGAGCTCCTGGCCCAAGACGGTTTGGTGATGAAATACGGTTACCTCATGTCCGAAACAATATCGGATAACGAGGTGACCGTCACGGGACCGGTGACAAAATCCGGCGTCCGTGGACCCTATAAAACTATTTGGCGTACTCACGTCAAGCAGAGGGTCAAAGCATCGCCTTTCGGGTTCGCCATATCACCGTCGAGCTTCACAGCTCGGCAGTGGGCGATCCTAGGAGCTTTGGGATTCACTAAGGCACCTGGGGTGCTCCACGACTGAAAGTCGTGGAGTACAGGCACCACTCGTGTGGCAATCACGCCATATGAGCCCTTCAACTGCAAAGGCAATGGCTTATGTTCGCCGATCCACAGTCAGTCACGATTTCACCCGCAGCTGCCCTCTCGCTTCCGCGAGTAAGCAGCGGTGACAACTTCGGCAAGTTTTCATCTGCCGATGGTGCCATCACAGAGACCGTTAAGCACAGCTATGGTAAGCGTGCTCGACGGACTTGGCGGTTGAATCACAGCAAGGTCGTTCCTGATCCCTTGGTCCCCGCGCAGAACACGCCCTACTCGATGAGTTTTTACATCGTGGCGGACGTGCCAAACGTGGGGTACTCGGTGGCTGAGCAGAAAGCCGTCATTGACGGCGCTCTTGCCCAGCTTCAGGCGACTTCCGGGCTGCTCATCACTAAGTTTCTTGGTGGTGAGAACTGACGCTCCATTTGTCTTGGAGTATCACCTTCCGGTCGAGGGGCCCCCTCAAGGGGTCCCTTGGCTTGGAGGTGACGTCGGCATACATCGGCCTATGGATGACCCACCCAACTAATTAAGATTGGGGAGCCATGAAAAGCCTGATGTTGCTAATGCAGGAGGTCCTCGAAGATCTGGGGACCTGGTGTTGCACAAGTACCACGCGCGATTATAACACGGTCGCGCGTCGGGTTGAAGACGAGGGGTTGTCGTTTCTCACGATAACCCTGGCGAGCTTCGGGACGGATTTCCGAAAAAGTTTGTCCCAAGGCTACGTCGGTCACGACCAGTTCTTGAGTTTTTCCAAGGCTGGCGGGCTCCCACGATTTTTCGGGGGTTTCCTTGACCGTGTCTTCGATCGAAATACGGGTCGATTGCTGGAACAGCCATCAACGACCGCCATCTGGGCCATATGTCAGTTTACACTGATGTGGGCCAAGATAAAAGTCCCGTGCAGCGATGCGCGGAATCGGAGGGCGTTAAATGACTATCTCCAGTGTGAAGTGGATCTTAAAGCTAGTGATCGCAGCGCTTCTAGTGACCTCCTTTTGGATTTTGCTAGGATCAGTTGCTTTCTATGGGCTGACGTCTTGTCAAGAGCGGACCACTTGGTCTACTCTGGGGATGTTATCCCCGCTCATGGTCCCGGAGCTACCGCGGACTCCCTCCTCGGAAACGAGAAATGGGATATGCGACAGTGGACCGAAAGGTTGGACAGGGCCTTCTCAATAGAGGATGTCCTTTTGCCTAACCATAGGTACCACGACCTCTTGGATCAGTTTGAGGTCCGTGAACCCGGGGCGGAGACACCTGTTAAGGTAATCCTCGTCCCTAAAACGCTGAAAACACCGCGAGTTATAGCAAAAGAGCCTACTGTCATGATGTTCATGCAGCAGGCCCTGGCGCTTACGCTTACGGAGTGCGTCGAGCGAAATGACTTCGCAAGGCGCACGATCGGTTGGCAGTCGCAGCAGCCAAATAGGCAGCTGGCCCGAGAGGGTTCCTCATCAGGTAGATTGGCGACGCTAGATCTT